AATGGGTTTTGAGCGGGAACTCCCACCTTGATGAACTGAACGAAATCCTCAGATCGTCTTGCTACATCCGACGAACAAAAGATCAGGTTTTGACTGAGTTACCACCCGTGAGACATTCGTTTGTTTACGTCGAGCTCAGCAAAGCGGAATTGGCTAAATACAAAAAAGCCGAAGACGATGTGGTTCAGTATCTTGTTGATAGAGCCAAAGAAATTGCCATCGAGCTTGGAAAATCTCCACGGTCTGCAGCTGTTATCGCAAGAATAAAAGCAGAATCAAACATTCACTTGGTAAAACTTTCCGTTCTTCGCCGGCTTGCAGCGGAAGCAAAAATAGAGGTGGCGCAAGAATTCATTGCGGCCAAGACCGAATCGGGAGACAAAGTCGTCGTTGCAGCGCACCATAGAAACATTGTTGATGTGTTGGCAAAACAAAACGGGGACATTCGCATACAGGGCGGGATGGCTGTGGAGGATGTGGAGGAAGCAAAGCGCCGTTTCCAAAACGAATCAGCGGAACAGGCACCAGCAATTATTCTTTCCATTCAGGCAGCGAAGACGGGACACACCTTGACGGCATCGCAGGATGTACTTTTCGTTGAGTTGCCGTGGACGCCAGCAGATGTTGATCAAACTTACAGTCGTTGTCACCGCATCGGTCAAAAAGGATCCGTAATGGTTACATATCTGATCGCAAGACAAACCATTGACGAACAGATGAGCGCTTTGATCAGATCAAAACGCGAAGTCGTGAACAAGGCAACTGACGGGGCTAACGATCTTCCAGAGTTCAAAGAGGAGCAGCTGGTCTTGGACTTACTGCTTCGCGGATTGGACGTCGATGGATGACATAAGCAAACGCACCGCACCACAGAGGGATGTTCTTGCGATAAACCGAACCGGGAGCTGGGGAAAAGTTGAATATCGGCACATGTTGTCGTGCGGCCACACAGAAATTAGAAAACGAAAATCAGAAGCTCCGCAAATTGCTTGCACGCTGTGTGCTGTCGCCGTAAAAGCAAAAGAAGAATTCGGGACACTGGTTGTTGCCACGCAGAGAAAACCATTACCCGTTGTTGATGTTGACCTGATTGATTGGTATGAAGACGAGATTGCCGGCGAGGAAACAAAAATTAGGGAAATCGTTTTTCTGATTGCATCCAAATTTGGTGTTGAGACAGATGCGGTAAATGTTGTTCTCGGAGGCGGAAGCGAAGAAACAGGTGTTTCCTATGCAACCGTATTTCTTGACCGTGAAGCAATCAACCGACTTACCACAGAGTAACTAGTCCGTGTATTTTGGGATAACCAGTCTGACATCGTAAACATCCGCACCCGGGGATCCAATTACTTCAATCTGGAAGGCATCCATGATGTCGGAGGCCAGATCCGTCATTTGCGCATCGAGGGCCACGAGCTGGTCCTTTTCAGTAGTCCCGTCGTCAACAACATCCATGAACTCTTCTTTTAAAGCGGTCATTATCTTGAGTCTGGCCTCGATCGGGTCTGGTGTCATTGCAAAATCTTAGCCGCGGTGCTAGGGTTTTATCAGTAACCACAACCATCACAGAAAGAGCAACCATGAACAACCAAATCACTGTTACCGGTAATTTGACAGCTGATCCAGAAATCAAATTTTTTGATTCTGGCGCAGTAAAGACGGGATTTTCCGTCGCAGTTAGCCGTCAATGGACGGACACCAAAGGCGAAAAGCAGGAACAAACATCCTTCGTAGAGGTCAGCGCATGGCGTTATCTCGCAGAAGATTGTGCCCGTGCGTTGAGCAAGGGATCCCGTGTCACCGTCACTGGCCGAATCGAACAACAATCATGGGAGGACAAGAACGACGGTTCAAAGCGATCAAAGATCGTAATTGTTGCCGACGAAGTATCTGTCGCATGTTCCCAGATTGAGTCCTACGAGCGTCGTAAGCGTGAGAACGCTGAAGGTGCGTCACAGGGGCAGAACCGTCAATCATCGGCTCCTAGTGCCTCTCAGGGCGCTTCTAGGGCCACTCAAACACGTGTTACCTCTGGTGCTCGCAAACCAGTGACATCCCGTGAAGAAATTCTTGAGGAAGACCCATTCTGACAATTGCGTAAACTTGGTGATTTTGTAACGGTTAATCCTCGCCAGTGAGCTGGAACCGTCATAAAACCCAATGAATTAAACGATTTTGTTTAATTGCACCATTTCTATCAATATCTGATAAACTTGTCTAGTAATCAAATAGGGTTCAGCCATCTTCCTACAAGGCAGCCCACCTAGTTCATAATCACGAGAACAATCCAGGAGGATAGCTTGAAAACCAAGACACTCTTTACTTTTGTATACCCACAAAGCTGTGACGCTTGTGGGGTGTCATATTCGCCGACGCGGGAGATGACCCTTTGAGGAATCTTTGGGGATTGGTCTCATCTGTTGCCGTAATCATTGGCGGAGTAATACTCCCCAACCAAGGCAATGAAAAGAACTCAATCCAAAGCGAAACGACGGTTGTTCAGATAACCGCAACGGACGTCCAAACAATTGATCCAAGCCTGCAAACCATTGCTTCTTTGGCTACCCCGACAACGGAGACAAAGGCGCTTGGTCCAATTAACTACCACGGCTTCACTTTTAAGCACGGGGATGTTTCTTGGTTGCCGGCTCTTGCCGCAGCGGCTGGCTGGCCAGAAAAAACCTGGCCAAAGCTTGAGAGAATTATTTTGCGTGAATCCGGTGGATGCCCAAACCGTTTTGGTGGCTCGATAGTGAACAAAGATTGCGAAATCACTGGGCATGACGGCAGTAATCACCGTTCAGATACAGGCTTGATGCAAATTAACGGTGTCAACTACAACATTGAGCGAAATAAATGGGCTGCTGTGTGCACGAAAATGAACATATGTGAACAGGAACCACTGTTTGACCCGTTGACGAATCTCAAAGCTGGAAAATTATTGTACGACCTTTCCGGATGGGGTCCATGGGATCCATGTTCGTGGGATAAAACCAGATGCCCGAAGAACAAGAAACCATAGAGGGACAAGCCACCAAGACGATCCATAAGACGATTGGTGGATACGGAACAAGTTACTACCTGACTGCGTGTGGTCTCTACGCAGGAAATTACTTCGTACATGTTTCCGACAACGAGGTAACATGTCCTAGATGCAAAAGTCTCAAAGAACCAAACGGATGAAATTCGGTGGTTATGTCACCAAGATTGATTCGGAGGATTCGTGGGCTCCATTGTTTAGATCACATTTGATGATCAACGCTGATACTGATTATGTTTTACGATCACGTCGAGAATGCAGCAAGATTCTCAGGTTCATTGCTCGAGAGGGAAAGCTCGGGACTCCTCTTCTTTGTAAGTCCAAACGTGTACGCACAGATGGCCTTGATGGTTACTCGTGCTGTTTGATTACAGAAACAACAATTGCGACAGTACGCATATATAAAGACAATGGTGTTCAAAGTGTCCGAATGAATTTTGAGTTCGGTGCATTGGTTGACGTGGACCAAATACTCTTAGACATTGTTGAAAGACTTGTATTAAAAACCCTTGACTGGACCTACTACGACAGGAATACCGAAATAGAGTTAATTGATGACCAGGAACGCTTTGACGGAGTGAACATAAAGCGTTATGATTAATGGATGAGCAACCATCCTTTTAGGAATACGGAAAAGCTATACGGCGAGTATGAATTCCTTCAAGCAGATCGGCTCCCATGCCCAGTGTGCGGTCAGGCAACAGGTGACTGCACTGGTGATTCAGTAAAACCCACACACATTATTGGCATTGATATCAATATGGAATCAATGAAAGATGAGAAGTTGGTTCTAGTCGAAGAAACGATTTACGAACATAGACAGATAACTCCGTTTAGCAAGGTGAAAGTAATTCTTCACAAAGCCGGCTCCTATGTGACAACCGAGCGAGCAAAAGAGCTAGGTATTTTAAAAATTGACAACTGATTCATATTTCTGTCTTTTAGAATAGACCCTCCTACAACGCAAAGAAGGAATTATGACCAAGCTCAGTGATGAATTTCTAAACTCTTACGCAGACAAACAGACCCCGTGGGGTTATGGTGGCTTGGGCGAAGTCGTATATTTGCGGACCTACAGCAGGAAGCACGAAAACGGATCAACAGAGACTTGGCCGGAGACAGTTCGTAGAGTCATTGACGGCGCAATCGACATAGGTGTCAACTTCTCTGATGATGAGGCTCAGAAGCTTTTTGATCACATGTTTAATCTTCGCTGCACTGTTTCTGGCCGTGCTTTATGGCAACTCGGAACACCACTGGTTAAGAAGTTCAACGCTGCATCAATGAACAACTGCTATTACACCAATATTGAGAAGATTGAAGATTTTGAGTTACTTTTTGAATACCTAATGCTCGGTGGCGGGGTTGGTTTCTCCGTTGAGCGTTCAAAGATTCATGATCTACCAAAGATCAAAACCGGGGTTGATATTTCCCATGAACGATCAAACGATGCCGACATTATTGTTCCTGACTCGCGTCAAGGTTGGAAGCGCCTGCTCCATTCGGTGTTGAAGTCGTACTTTGAGACTGGTAGATCTTTTTCTTACTCGACAATTCTTATCAGAGAATACGGCGCTCCTCTTAAAACATTCGGAGGAACAGCATCCGGACCCGGGGCTCTAATAGATGGAATATCAGATATCTGCAAAGTGTTTGATAACCGCGTAGGAAAGAAGCTTCGCTCAATTGATGTCTTGGATATATGCAACATCATTGGCCGCATTGTCGTTTCTGGATCATCGCGACGCTCAGCGCAAATCGCAATTGGTGACCCAGATGATGTTTTGTTTATCCGTGCAAAGAATTGGTCAAGTGGCAATGTGCCGGCCTGGCGAGCAAACAGCAACAACTCAATCTATGCAGATCATTACGAAGAGATAATGGGTGAGCTTTGGAAAGGTTATGACGGATCAGGCGAGCCATACGGTCTCGTTAATCGTCGTCTTGCACGCACATACGGGAGACTCGGCGAAAAAATGCCAGACCCATCAATCGAGGGGTTCAACCCTTGCGCAGAGATAGCTCTAGCGGATGGTGAGTCATGCAACTTGTCAACCATCTTCCTTCCGAATATTGATTCACTTGAGCAACTCAAAGAAATATCAATCCTTCTGTACAAGATCCAAAAGCAGATCACTCAGATGTCCTACCCGTACGAAAAGACAACTGAGATCGTTCGCAAAAACACCCGTATCGGGCAGAGTATTACGGGAATCCTTCAGGTTGGAGAAGAAAAGATTTCCTGGCTATCCGATGCGTATCGCACTCTTTACGACTTTGACAAAAAGTTCTCAAAAGAACACGGCCTATCTCCATCGGTCCGGTTGACAACCGTTCAGCCATCTGGAACCCTGTCGCTTTTGCCTGGTGTCACGCCTGGAATCCACCCAGCGTTCGCTCCGTACTACATACGACGTGTTCGCTTCGGATCGTCAGACCCATTGATTGACACACTGAGAAAGCGTGGTTACAAGATTGTTTGGGATATCGGCTTGGATGGTCGTGAAGATCACACCCGTGCGGTTGTTGAATTCCCATGTAAATCACCAGAGAGCGCAGTGCTTGCTTCGGCAATGACAGCAGTCGATCAACTTGAATGGGTGAAGAAGATGCAAACAGAGTGGGCTGACAATGCTGTCTCCGTAACTGTTTATTACCGCAAGGAAGAGCTAGCAACAATCAAAGAGTGGCTGTCGCAGAACTATGACAGTTCCGTTAAGTCTGTTTCATTTTTGCTACACTCGGAACATAACTTCCCTCTTCCTCCATACGAAGAGATCACCGCAGATGTCTACGAAAAGCTGCTCAGCAAAATAGATTTCAGCATTCCGCTTGCGCAATTGGCGTTTGGGGGTGAGCTTACGTTGGACGATTGTTCTACAGGAGCTTGCCCTATCAAGTGAATGGATCAACACTTTTTTTAGTCGTAGCAACCAACGCAGGAGTTGCTTTAGCTATAGCCGCATTTGTCAAAGGTGGCTTGATTGCGCTTGCCAAAACTATTGCATCAATGAAGAGCGAACAGGCCAAGGTAAGAGTGATCCTAGCCAACCAGGAAAACAGGATCACCGAACTGGTTAAGAAGGTTTCGGTTTTACATATGGTTGTAGTAAAGGGACACCAACCAAGAATCCAGGACCTTGAATTTAAAACCAAGGACCAAGGCCCGAAAGCTTACTGATCCTCGCTCAGTAGCTTCATCCATTTCTTTTCAAAAGAATCTTGCTCGCTTGTAGCCGGCTTGAAAGACTGCAACAACATCTTTACGTCAACACTGTCCCTGAATGAAGCAATGACACCAACCATGTGCTCCACGATTTCGCTGTCGCTCATTGCGAACCAATCCGGGTTCAGGTTTTTTCGGTCCATGTAGTCAATGACCGATGAGACATACTCATCTGGCATGTCAAGAATGGACTTGACTATCTCGAAACGCTTACGATCACGCCAACCCATTAATCACCCCACCACTGCTGGTCCTGCTGCTCTTCTGGCCAAGATTTGATGTCCAGGCCATAAAGAACAACATTGGCGGAAATCACCACCGTAAATATCAATACCAAAGTTTGGATCATCGTTTTTCTCGCTCATTCTTTCTATCAATCAATGCTGTGCATTTGTTTTCGAATATCCTGATTCTATTGGCATCAATTTCGCTTGATTCAACATTGCCAACATTAATAACAAGCCAGTTGATTATGTCCGCGTAGTTTTGATCAATGCCTTTTATCGCTGGCGAACCAAGAACCAATTTCCATTTCTCTGAAGATGCAGAATCTGGGAGCTGCGACATCGTGGCGATCACACCTACAACGACACTACCGACATCGTAAAGAAGGGCTTGGTCCATGAAGGCCACATGGGAGTCATTGAACTCAGATTCGAGCGCTCCCAAGTCATCGTCAGACATGATTCAGTAATCGCCTTAGATGCGGTCCAGCAGTTGCGACGGCTTTACTCCGAGCGATTTGCATATGCGGAGATAGGTGTCCATTGATGGCGAAAAATGTCCGTTTTCAATTCTGTTGATTGTCTTTCTGTCAACGCCGGCCAGATCCGCGAGTTCCTGTTGTGAAAGCTCGTTGTCAATGCGTGAGATCTTGATACGGGATGCAAGTGTTTGCTGTTGTGTTTTCATAAATTCTCCAATTCGTGTTGATTTTTAAAAAGGGCAGTTTGGTGACTTGCCCAGGTCAAATTCTGAAAGGGGTTATTCAGAAATTTCGTCGGAAGGCGTCTGGGAAACCCAGTCGAATGGCTGCACCATTGACACCTTTGGGAACATTGAGCTGGAGTTGTTGCCCCATGGGCGAACAAACGAAACTTTACGTCCCTCTAGGTATGCGTTGAACACACGAACCAATGTGCCAGCTTCACGGTAGTTGCGTGCTGTTGGCCCGGTGCTTGTTCCTGTCTTCAGCAAGAACGATCGGATTGCAAGGCGTGGATCGCCCTCGTACAAACCGACACCCTTGCTGGTTTCGTCAATGAACTCGGTTACGAGCTTGCGACCACGAGCTTGCGATGCAATCAAGGCAAACATACCCCATGCGGATTTGATTCCTCCGATTGAGTTGGCTGCTTTTTCACCAATTGCTTTTGCCCAAACAATTGCTTCTCGGTTGTCTTGGCAATAGCGCACGATGTCTTCGCCAGTGACTAATGCAAGTGCACCGTGAACAAGTGGGTTGAGTCCTGCTTCGTATGCGATCAGAGGACGAACCATTGCACCAACAGTGGTTCCGTTTGTGAACCCGGCGATACCGAGGATGTCTCCGTTGGAGCGTGTTGCCCCTCTGTCAATCACACTGAAAACCGATGGGTCGAGACCCGTGATAACCAGTGCTTCAAATGATGCTCCCGAGCTGATGCACGCCATCAGTCTGTGCTGCCCGTCAACAACCATGTATTCGCCTGTCGGCAATGTTGCGAGACGGATTGAGTCTCCAGTGAACTTCCACTGGCCACGCTTCATGTCTTGAGCGTAGAGAGATACTCGCTCTTTCTTGACTTTTCGGTTGTTCGTGTTGAACGACAGAAATGCTTCAGCGATCTCCGGGGTGATGTTCATTTTCGTAACACCAGACACTGCGAGTGTCGGCATAAATACAGCCTTGGCTGTTGTTGTGCTTGCACCGTCAATTGATGCAGAGACACTGGTGGATGGGGCTTTGATGGTTTTCACAGTTTCCTACTTTCGTATGTGCCGTAATTGGCAAACAGCAACCTATAGGCGTCAGAGAGGATTTGCAACATCTCTTGCAAAATATCTTTACAGCCCCTCAGACCCGCATAAATCGCCTATTCTTTAGGGATGGCACACGAGATAGAAATCAACAAAGACGGAACTGCACGCTTTGCATACTCCGATACTGGTGTTGCTCCGTGGCACAAATTGGGCACCCGTGTTGCCGGCTTACAAACAGCGGAAAAGATGCTCATGGCTGCTGGTGCAGACTTTGATGTGGTCATCACCCGTGTAGCTGCGGTTGATTCAGAAGGCAATTTGATCAGGAACTCTGATGGGTCGGCTCTCATCATTAACGACTCCAGGGCAACAGTAAGGCAGAACACGGACGGGAGTTTTGACAGTCTCGCAACAGTGGGAACCCGTTACGAAATTAGACAGAACAGCGAAGTTCTTGAACGAGCATTGGCTGTTGTGGGCGCTTCCAGCGGTGACGCAGTCATGGACACTGTCGGCGTTCTCAGAGGGGGAGCTAGGTTCTTCGCAACCATTTCCCTTGGGGCGTTGGTTATTGACCCAGCAGGAATCAATGACAAAATAGCTAGGTACCTTGTGGTGAGTTCTGGCCACGATGGAGTATGGCCAATCCGTTACGCGAATACCGATATCCGTGCTGTCTGCAACAACACTGTGATCATGGGGTTGAAAGAAGCTGAACGAACCTTCACTGCCAGACACACAAGAAATGTCGATACCGCACTCGAAGATGCCCAGCAGGTTCTCAAAATTTCAACAGCTTGGGCTAGGCAGTTTGAATTGCAAGCTGAAAAAATGC